GATGGGTCTAACGTGCCTTGCACAGCTTCTAAATTATCTGTTACTGATGATACACAATCTGCTGCCTTAGTAGGGTCTACAGAGGCTGCGTTGAAGCTCTCACCACCTGTTATCTGTGGAGCATTAGGGTCTAAATGTCCAGTACCTGCAGCAATGGTAGTTCCTTCAGCATTTGGGTCTATCTTCTCGACTGCGGCAGTAGTTGCCATCTCACCTGGTTTTGTTATAGAAGCTTCCATCATGTTAGATGAAGCGTTCTTAATTCTATCACTCTGTGCTTTAGCTGCTTCTTGCTGAGTAGGAGGTGTTGGGCCTTTTGCTATAGCTGCATCTACTGCTGCTTGCTTAGCAGGGTTCAATACATCTCTGCTTCCTCTGTCTCTGATTGCTACAGCTTCTTCATATGTGTAGTTGTATGACGCAGGTTCTTGTGCTGTTAATATCTGACCAGGAGCACCAGCACTGTCGGCAGGAAATACCTGACTAGGAGGCAATGACATATGTATGTCTTGACTAGGAGTTACCTGATTTCCAGGAGTATTGCGTGGAGTATCATCACCACTTCTATCTATATAAGCTGAACGAGCTTGTAAGGTAGCAGGGTCTCCACCCATAACGACAGCACCAGTATTGGTGTTAGTTATAGGAGCACCTGTGTTAGTATTAGTAATAGGCTGTGCAGTAGTAGGTCTGTTAGACGCTTGCTTCTTACCTTCTTCTGTACCACCACCATAAGTAATCATACCAGAACCAACTGGATTAAGTATTCTTTGCATTGAAAATGGATTATACATTCTTAGAACATCCTCTTGTGTAATTTGTTCCTATTATAGAATCTTCGGAAGTGGACTTCATTAGTGGTTCCGTATAGTTCTGTAGTTGTCTTCCTTATTGCTCTCATCATCTTACGTGTGTGACCAAAAGGGGCTATAAACTCCATACCCCATAAATCATCTGAGGTATCTTGTCTGTAATCTTCTTTGGTAGGTACATACTCATCGTTTAAGAAGAGATTAGACTTAGTAGTTGATAACCAACACCAAGTTATTAGTCCTACCACTTTATCACCTTCATAATAGAGTCTTATCTTATCATGTTCTATTGGAAGAAGGAGAAAGGTATTAACTTCACTAGGGGTGTACGTTAAGTGTGTATCCCCTAACTGCAATAAGCTTATACCGTCTACTACTGCTTTGTACTTATCTATAACCATTAGTATACCTATATATTACCGGGGGCAACCTTAAGTTAATTATACACATGTTTTACATATCTGTCAAGTACTATTTTATATTTCTTTTAACATTCTCATCATACCCTCGTATGTTACTTGATGAAAATTAGGTAAACTTATTATAAGTTGGGGACTTTCCCCATTGAGAGGGTCTACATGGTAGAAGTTAATGTTTGGGTATTCTTTTATAATCCATTCAAACTGTATTTGCCAGTCAGTACTGTCAGGTGCTATCATACTCTCACCAGTGTAGTATAGTTTACCAGAGTATAGGTTATTGACTTTACCATCAATACCAAAAAAGTCCATACCAACTAAGAATATACTGTTTGACTTAAGTTTACTAGCAGCTATGTATGTACCTGTTGCTCCTGATGAGTACTTATTCTTGGATTTGTAATGGCATCTAAGGTTAGGGTATTCCTTAAGTATGTGTTTAGTTATATCGTCATCTGATGTTACTAGTATGTCTGGTTCAAACTCATCTCTAAAAAACCAATTACAAGCTATTATGTTAGCCCTCTGTATAGACTGTAGGTCTTTGCCTTTACGAGTCTTACCGTTACCTACGACTATTGAGTTGATCAAGTGTTTGCTCCCATTCTGTAATAACTTCTTCAGAGAAACCCTCCGTCTCAAACCACTTTCTATCTAACAATCTAAACTTTGGTTGTGTATCACTAGATACTATTGTAGGAATCTTTTGGTTGTAGTATAGAGAACACGCTATCCTGTGAGCACCTCCGTTGATTGTTTTTACGGAGTTAGAATGTATAGGGTATTCTTTATTGTAACCTTCTACTTTAAAACTTTCAATCAATAAGTTAAAACTATTAATATAATCTTGTATACTATTCTTTGGAGTTTGATCTATAATATACCTGTCAGTAGGCTCTACTCCTCGCGTCTGCCTATATATACACTTCTTATATATATCTTTGTAATACTCGTGATTCTTGTTCTCAACTTTAGACTTCACATATAAGTATTTACACATGAAGTCTAATCTATCAGAGTCTACAAAGTATAAAGGTTCTACCTTAACCATATACTCTTACTTTTTCATATTCAAAAGTAGACGCTAGGTTTGGAGTTGTACCATCGTTCACAAATTCAGAACTTAGTAAGGGTACTCCTTCAACGATAGGGTCTGGCTGTCCTTCAAAAGTTTCAGATGGGTCAATCATCTCAAAATCAGGGTCTAATGCCCTATCACTTATAGTCATTATTTCTTTAGTCACGTATTGTGTATCTCCTAACATAAGCTTTTCTTTGTTAGCTTTAACTAGGTTTTCTATCTCTGCATTTGTACTACATAGAACTGGTTCATTACTATTCAAATAAACTGAATAACAAAGGTAATCACCTTCTGATAACTCTACCATTTCTTCGTGAGTTAATTTACCAGATATCATTTGGTAAGACCCATCTTGATTGACCTGTACCTTTTTTACCTTCACCAATTTATCGTGAGATTTGTCTAGACTTGAGATGTTGTCTAAAACAGCTTGTTTAGCCTCTTCAAATGTATCGTAGTCTTGTTCAGCAGTTCCAGCAAAGTAAGTTACTATTGTTTCGTTTTCAATTATTTCCATTTTATACCCACTTACCTTCTGGACATTCTTGCCCTTTGAGTTTGGTTTTAAAAGGCATAAAGCAACCACATTTAGTGCAAGTTCTAAATTTATAGAACGGACATTCTTTGCAGATAGCTAGCCTTTCATTTGATTCTTCTTTAGATATTAACATTACACACTTCCATAAACAATACCATTATTTGTATAAGTGTATGAGTACCCAGTGTCAATAGCGTCACCACCTGTGCCGCCGCCGCTTTCACCTGCTTGACCCCAACCGCCACCGCCGTTAGATCCAGCCCCGTTAGCATTAGAGCTTGCACTTAACACAGAACCGCCTGTTGCACCCCGCTTTGTTGCAGAACCTGACAGGTTTACACCACCACAACCGCCGCCATAGAATGAACCGCAAGAGGCACAGCCACCGCTACCCCATACAGACCCAGAAACACCCTGACCCCCTTGAGGGCCGCCAACACCGTTACCTGAGTAACCAAAGGTAGCACAACAACCACTAGCAGAACCGTTTGTTCTGTTTAGGCCACCATAACACAAGTAACCTGTTCCTGCACTGCTAGAATTACTGCTGCTGTTTAGAGTAGACTGTCCTGCACCGCCGCCGCCGCCAGACCCACTTCCGCCTCCACCTGCTCCGGCTATAAAGGCCCCTGAGTTGTTTTGGATTGTTGTACCTGTTACAGTAATCTTTATAGCATCACCACCGTTAGAGTTTGCACCTCCACCTTTACCTGCTATTTTACCATTGTTTATGACAGTCGAACCGGCCACATCTACTGTTAAAGAAGGCGAACTTGTAGTATTAGAATGTATAGAACCAGAAGACGCTATAGTCATTATTACTGGAACAGTTCCGTCCCACCCTGCAGAAGAGGCCAGTGTGCTCATGCTTTGTGGTGTTGTTGCGTTTCCTGAGTAAGTAAAAGGGAAAGCACTTTGAGCACCATACCATTCATTCATACGCATTTGAGAGGAAGAACCTTTATCAAGCAAACCACGTATATCACTGTCATTAAAAGAACACATAGTCCCAGATGTACCTCCAACTTCAATATGAAGATCATTCAGAGATATTTGACCACTGCTTGTTACTGGCATAATTACTTACCTTTCAATGTTTCGATTTCAGCTTTCAATTCTTTGATTGCTTCGATTAATAGACCATGTAATTGGTCATACTGAACTACTTTGTACTCTTGGTCATCATCTGACTTAAGTGGTAGCTTCATTTCTGAAACTGCACTTGGCATTACTTTCTCAACTTCTTGAGCAATGATACCCGCAGACTTCTTACCATCATTCAAGTACTCAAATGTGTAACCGTTTAATTGTGATACTTTATCTAAAGCATTGTCAATCTTCACGATGTCTTTCTTAAGACGCTCATCTGAAGTAGTTGTAGAGAAAGCAACAACGTTACCATCAACGTGTAAGTCACCATCGTTTTCAAGACGCATATCTTCGTTGCCATCTAAGAACCACTTGTGTGTAGTTGTGCCAACAATGTAGTAATCATTAGTGTCTTGACCAATTTGGCTAATATGTCCACGTTGGTCAGCCTCAACATTGAAAGTTGTACCTGATAAGTAAAGACCATTCCCACCAGTGTAAGTAGTGTTAGTGAAAGATGTAATGTATCCTGCACCGTTTGTCAACTGGTTGTTGTTAGTAATGTAGTTAGCGTTAGTTGCTATAGTATCTAACTTATTACCATCGGCAGAAACATTACGACCATCAATAAGAGAGTTCGTAGTTATGTCACCTGTCATAGCACCGCCAGATAGGGGTAATTTACTCGCTAGGTTAGTTGTCATACTTCCTGCGAAATCAGCGTCATCACCTAAAGAAGCCGCTAACTCATTTAACGTATCTAAAGCTGTTGGAGCTGAGTCAATCAAGTTACCTACTGCTGTAGATATAGCTGAATTCATTTGAGTTGTTGTTGAAGCATCTGTAATACCATAGCCTGATACTGTAGTAGGCTTAGCTGATAGACTTGAGAAGGAAATTCCTAAACCTTCAACATCTGCTTTAGTTTGATCTGCGGTAGCTCCGGTTTCGATACCATCTAGTTTAGAGTGATCGGCAGTTGTAAAGTTCTCGTCTGATATCTGTGAATCATTTGCTAGTTTAATCCATGAACCACCGTGAGCAAAGTAACCTGCACCTGTAGCGTGTACGTGAGCAAACATACCGTGATATGTTGTAGCACTTGGTAAGTCACCCTCTGTTGCATACATGTTAGCAAACAATACTTTACCTGTTGTGGTAATGTTGTTAGACCCCATGTCTATAGCACCAGTCATTGTTCCACCTGCTAGTGGTAACTTAGTGCCTAGTTGTGTTTGTATGTTAGAAGTAACACCGTCTGTGTAGTTAAGTTCAGCACCAGTAGCAGTGATACCTGTACCTGCTAGGTTGATGTTTTCAACGTATGCCACATCAAAAGAAGCAGTAGACTTACCTAGATCGTAAGTAGCGTCTGTCTTAGGGTAGAATGAACTACCGTCTCCTAAAAACTCTTGTGTAGGGCCGACTACTACAATGGCTCCACCCTCTGCAGTTGTGCCATCATGGGAGTGCCCAGATGTTCCAAATGCTGTTGCTATAGCATCAAACTCACCGTCCAAGTCAGCAGCGTCAATCACGTTACCGTTAGCTATGTTGTTAGATGTATCGTTACGTGTATAACCTGTTCCCATGTCTATTTCCTATCGTTGTTTGAGTATTCAAGTAGAACTGTATCTACTATAAAAGGTGGGTTAATTGCATTAAATTCGTATTGTAATGAAATTGTAAAGAATGAGCCAGTTGTATTTGTTTCTATTACTGTCTCAGGGTTGCCTCCATATTCGTCTGTACCCAGTACAGCTTCACCAAATATAGAGAATGATCCACCACCATTTAATGATGAAACAGAAGGCTGTATAACGCCAGGCCTCTGGAAGTCATACTTGAATGTTAAGATACCTTCTACAGAACCTTCTGGGTCATAGAATGAAGTAGCCTTATACATTGTTTTTCTTATTCTAGGGTCATTAATTGCCATGAAAGGTGTGAAGAGAGAAGAAGGTATAACACTGCCGTCAAAAGTAGAACCTATATCTAGTTTATAAACATAACCTGTCTCACCTACAATTAATGATACGTCTTCTCGACCTGTATTAATTGAAGTAGCACGGTATGCTTTAATACCTTCAGTTTCAGACCATGCAAAACTATTAGCATCTTGGTCAGCAAACTGTGTGCCTATAAATCCTTTAGCATTAGCCTCTGTCTGACCTGCTACAAAACCCATAATACGGTATTGTGATTTACCTCTTATAGTTAAAGACACAATGTCTGTATAGTCTGTACGGAATTGAGTAACTTGATCTTGTATGTTACGAGAAGCTAATGATAAGTTAAAGTCACCAATACGTGTAGTAGCACCTAAGAACCTTAAACCATCAGGCCCCATAAACATAATATCACCACCAACTTCTTGGATAGTGTCTGGTTCTGAACAACCTATATCTTCTACTATTTCTTGTAATTGAAATGAGGCTGCGCTAGTACCTGTTAACTGGTGTATACTTGAGTTAGTGAAAATGATTAGTTTATCACGAAATGTTACTAACCCTGTGATACGAGACTGTAGCCTTACATTACCTGCACCATTTCCTGTATTAAAGTCATTCTGTGTAAACGGAGCTGTAAAACTTAATAAAGAACCTTTAGCAAAGAATAAATGATCATGGAATTGAGATACAACCTCTGCACCTTCTACATCAGTAGAACCGTCTATTATATTTACAGGTTCATTCGTGTTCCAAGTAATAGGGTAGTTAGACCCGTCAACCATCACAACGCGTTCAATACCATCAAAGTTAAAGTTTTGAAATCTAGCTTTAGAACCACCTGTCTGAGAACGACCTATAAAAGTCAATATGGCATTGTCAGCAGGGGTGCTAGCCAATGCAGGGTATATGCTTATCGTAGAGTGCCCTGAGGACACTGCAGGGGTTGCTAAAACAGTGTATACCTTTTCTGTACCTGCAATACTAAAAGTATCACCAATACGGGGTGCAATACTGTCAACAGCTATACCGTCTACGTCTAAGGTAGAGCCTGTTTGACCTGAGTGTCTAACCCTTACTGTACCATAACCTGGGGCACTTACATTTGTGTAACCACCACCTGATGTAGTGGATAGACTACCATCGCGTAGAACTAATGCTACATTTGAGTTAGTAGTTGAATCAGAAAACCAGTGCAAGCCCTCTGTTTTACTTACTCGGTTAGTGAA